GGTCGGTTGATATGCGGGGTACAACCGGCACAATGCGGTGCGGCGGGTGCGGCGGCGGGTGCGGCGGCGGGTGCGGCGGCGGGTGCGGTGCGGGCGGTGCGGGCGGTGCGGGCGTTGCGGGTTGCGGTCATGGTATCGATCCTATACGGCGTGTGGCGGGTCAATTCCCGTCCACATGTAGATATTAGAACGGTTCGCGCCGTATGTCAACATTTATTTCAATAGCACGGTGCCAGGATACATCGCCATTCGGTTATATAGTTAGCATCGCGGTATTTACACTAGTTGGTCGCAAAATAACGCTAAAAGCGCGCACCGTTATGCTAACCCTACCCCCGGAGGTGGGGGCGGGGGCCGGGTAGAATTTTCGCGGGTACCGGGTGGGGGGGGTCCCACTCTCCGACGCGCCGCCTAAGTTTGAGCTTTGTAATGGTGCCTGTGGGAGTGCCGTCCTCCGTTGCCTCCCACCCTTCCCCTTGAGCCTAGACTCCTGTTTCTTCGCTGACTGGCTGCGCGGCTTGTTTGGCCTGTGCTTTTGCGAGCTTGGTAGCCTGAATCTTGGCTTTTGTTTCCTCGCTCATGGGTTTGCGCTTCTTGCCAGCAAGCGCCAGCGACATCTTGAGGCGTGTCTCCTCGGAGACGATCTTTCCAGTGTTCCCAGCTCGGATCTTTTCCTTAGTTTCGTCGCTGACAGCGTGACCCTTCATAGCTTCTCGGATCTTGGCTTTGGTTTCTTCGGATAGGGTCTTGCCCCTACGGGAATCGCCCATCCGCTTGCGTGCTTCGGGGCTGAGATTGCGCTTCGTGGTCATGCGTTCTCCTTGTCGTGTGAAACGAACAGTCTGTTCTTGGTTAGATACGTCCTGCGCCGAGCTTGACGGATTTTCTCTCTAGTTGCAATAGAAGCTTTTTTGCCACGCCGCTTGGCAACTTGCTCTGGGCTCAATTTCCGACCCTTGGTAGCCTCGCTAATCTTTCGCTTGGTTTCTTCGCTGGTCACGTGTCCAAGCATGGATTGGCGGATCTTCTCTCGCGTGGCATCGCTGACATTAGCCTTGGCGGCTTTCATCTTGGCGATGGTTTCGGGTGTGTTCTTGACGCCCGCCGTGGTCCCGGCAGTAGGAGCGATGTTGTAAGAGCAGTCTTGCTTCTCCATGGCAGCTTGCTCCCACACCAGAAGTTCCCCTTCGCTACAGAGCGTGATGATTCGGAAGTCGAACGACCCTTCACCGTCCAGATTCCATGCAGCTTGAAGTTGTCGGTTCTTGTGCTTGCCTTTACGCAGGGTGCATCGGTGAGCGTGCCATCGTTTTGCGATGTTCACGGCGGACCCGATGTATTGGTTTCCGTTTTTTTTGTTCAGGATTGCGTAAACGCCGGTCAAGAGTCGATTTCTCCGTAAAACTGGAAGCGAAAATGACCTTAGTATTGTTCCTTGTCGGCGGGAACGACACAAGTATAGCTAACTTCGCCGTTGTCGTCCAGAACAACAAGTTTAGAAGGCTGCTGGAAGCTCTTGTACGTATGTTCCAGCATGGTTCTGGCGACATGGATGGCCAATTCTCGGGCTTCCCTGTTAGTGATCTGTCCAAGCCGGATGAAGCGTTCTTCATGGTCTTGGGACAAGATGTTCAAGGGAACGATGACTCCGTTGGCGCTCAAGCGCCACAGGTTGCGCGGCTCATCGAACGCAAGGACGTAGGTGAAGCGATGGGTAGGTGGCGTTATGGTCATTACTCTGGATTCCTTGTCTAAGGCGCGATTTCGATAACGATCAGTTTGTGGGCGCGTGCTTGTTCGACCATGTCCCGAGTGCCGTCGCCACCCGGCAAAGCGATGCAGGCATCGGCGTACTTCGCCATCTGGCGGTTACGGATGGGTCCAGCGGCGAGGCCATAGCGTTCCCAGTCGGCGGGGAATTTGGTGGCTGGAGGCAGTCCAAGTTGCTGAGCAGCGATTTCGCCTACTTGATCGCCGCCGCGCTGGCATCCGGAGACGACCTCCGTTGCCTTGAGCTTCACCAGTTCGTGCTTGACCCGAGTTGTCCACAGCCACGGCGAGATGTGGCGGCTACCGCAGACGATGACTTTCATTTTTCGCCCTCGCGTCGGACCATAATCAGCTTTTGCCACGCCGCTTCGGACATAAGTAGCATGATCTTTCCTCTATCTTTGATGGCGACCATGCCGTCTTTTTTTTCCACGATGGGATCTTCAAAGTGGAATTTGGCTCCGTTTTCAAGAAGGTTGTCGATGGCAGCTAGAGTAAATCGGTCATTGCTCATGACACTCCGCTCCAATGGTGAAAGAACGACAAGAAGTTGGCTTCAGCCTGCCGTGGAGGTCTTGGGTAGATGAAAAACTCTTGCGGCTGTTCGCTGACGCCCCAATCATCGGGCGTCCACTTCATCAGGTCGCGTCGTTCGGTCATCAGCATCGAGTTGTCGGCGGCTTTCACTTCCGGAGGCAGCACGATGGGTAGACCAAATTTTTGGCAAATAGCCTTCCAGATGCTCAGCTCCAAGTCTCGATAGGTCGGCATCGATACCTTGATGGGCCGGATCATGTCGCCGCAGTAAGCCTCCGTCGCATCGTGCATCAATCCGACAAACTTCAGCTCTCTCGGCAAGATGGACGCAACATAAATCGAGTGTTGGGCGACGCTGTAGAATTCTGCACAGTGCCCGTTGAACCGAGAGATGTGCGACAACGAGTGGGCGATATCTTCGATGCATACATCGTCCGGAGTCATCTGGAACGGATCGATTTTCTTCCCGGTGTAGCTGATGAACCAGTTTCCGATGCACTCGCTCATTTTTCCCCTTTGTTACGGTCGCCACAAGGCATTTTTGCCTCGGGTTGATCCAATTTGCAGGCACTTTTTGCAAGTGACGTACTTCCAATAGGCCGTGCAGCTTTCGTACAGCTTGCTAAGTTCTTCGTCCGTCGGGATCGGGTCGCTTACCATGCGGTAGCCGCACAGTCGCGGGTCCAGTTCATCCTTCAGCGGGTAGACGATTTTGTGTGTGACATTCACGACCACTTCCTGATTTCTTCCAGCACTTCTTCGATCAGCGCACCCTTCTTGTCGAGTGCTTTCATGATGAGCCGATCCGTCGTTTTCTCCGCGATGATGTGGATGTAGGTTACCGGTCGAGTCTGTCCGGGGCGGTCTGAGCGAGCTAGTGACTGCAAATAGCGTCCACGGCTGTAGTCTTTACTGAAATAGACACAATAACAAGCCCTTGTTAGATCGATTCCTTCGGCTCCGGACTGGATTTGGGCGGCAAGAACGCGCGGCCCATCTGCCGCTTGCCACTTTTCCAATTCGTTTCTGTCGCCTGATAGCTCCGCAGAGCCACCGAGCCCCTGCGCTGCCTTGTGGATTTGCTTCAAGTCGTTTTTGAATCGTGCGAAGACCACGACAGGTTCTTTCGGGTCGATTTCTTCGAGGATTTCGCGCAGGATTTCCTGTTTTTGAGTGTGGATTTCGCGTACTTCGCGGTCTTTGGCACCACCTTCCTCGTCATAATCATCCATGGATAGGTCGAGTCCGACGCTTCCGCTGGCGATTTGGGACAATCGCAGCAGTTTGGTTAAGGCGTTGGTCACGGTGACTTTCCCGGCGTCTACGGAAGCGATAAATTCGTCTCGGACGGCCTTGTAGATGGCCATGGCGTCGGCGTTGAGCTCGAAAACGCGCTCAACATGGGTCGAAGGAGGCAAATCAAGCACGCTACGGTCCACTTCGTACGTAAAAGGAGCGATTCTGCGAGCGAAATCGTCTTTATTTTGGTATCCGATGACCTGTTTGCCTTGAAAACCGCCCATTTTGGCGTATCGGGTGCGAAAAGCGACAAAACTGCGACCGAAAACGCCGGGATCGAGGAATCGGAAGATGCCGTAGCCGTCCATCGGGCTGTTCGGCAACGGAGTGCCCGACAAACCGAGCTTGTAAGGCACTTTCAACGCAAGATCGGCCATGGCTTTTGATTGTTTGCCATTGGGTGCTTTCAAAGCGTGAATTTCATCCCCAACGATCATTGTTAGGTCGGATTTTAGGCATACTTCCATGAATGGCTTCATGTATGCGCAAGCATAGTTAGTAACTACGATTGCTGGCTTGTTTGGTGTCCCTTTTTTCCACGCTGCCCCGGCAAGAGCAGCTCTTTGGGTCGTTGATCCTTCGTTTAGGATCGTTATTTGCACCGAATCTGGAACCGTATGCACTTCTACCTGCTTTTTCCAAGCAGGAACGACAGATAGAGGGGCAACAATGAGCACGCGGGGCATTTTGCTGGCTCGAATTATGTCCAGAACAACACGCGATTTTCCAACCCCCATACTCAATGCGAGCAGCGCTCCAGGCATCAGTTTGCTCCGATTTTCATTTTGATGTGGAGCGAAGCGTGCTCCGCCTGCGTCATAACCTGCAAGTTTTCCGGCTTGTTGTTGTGTCTGTTGCCGTCGATGTGATGAACGACCTCACCCAAGATTCCGGGATTCAGTTTTCGTCCCAGCATTTTTTCAGCGACTACTCGGTGTTCATGTCGGCTGTGAAGTTTTTTGTAAGTAGACGGTTTCGGATTCCCTTCCGCCCGCCTGCGTAGCGACATTTTTTCTGCGCCTTGCTTTTCGAATTTAGAGTTATCGGTCGGGTTAAGTTTAACTTTCAACCAATGTACTTGGCAGCAATAGAAAATTCGCTTGTTTTTGGTTCGGTAATCACATCGTTGATACCTCGACAGCGGAAATTCAATTCCGCAGAATCCGCACGGGGCTGAATTTGGGGCGGGAAGTCTATTTTTCGGCATCGTTGATCTCGATTCCAAGCACGTTGACGCAGAACCAGAACGCACCGAGCTGGTGTTTCCATGGATCAGTGAGCGATTTGATTGGGATGGGTTTTAGTAGGCCGAGTTCTGCGTCTTGTGCGAATTGGGTAGCTTTTCTAGTCCCTATCGATGCTCCGCTTTTTGCAAGCATCCATTCTTTACTACCTTCTTCGAACGCTTCGATTCCCAAAACCTCGGACAACGCTACCGCCGTGACGGCGGAGACGGGGTAGACCCAAGCTTTCTTTGGGCTACTCCATTTGGCTCCGGGGATGTCGGCCAGCTTGAACCTAAACTCGTACGGAGCCCGAACAACGAGCTGTTGTGCTCCGTAGATGGGCTGCTCGATGCGTACGGTTGAAGGTGTTTCGGTCATTTGGCTCTCGTGCATCCCCAGTAGAGGTCACCGTTGTGATGGCTGACTTGTTCGTGCTCGTATTTTGTTTTTACGAGCCTTTTGCAGTTCGGGCAGACGATGTAGGCTCGATTTTTGACGGTTTTAAGCTCGGATCGGACATTGTCGATGAGCTTCCATCCTTCTGCGAGTCCATGGCCGGAGTGGCGCAGGAATGCGTGTGTGCAGTCATCGCATACACCACCTGTTTCATTGGCGTGTCCAATCAGGACGATTTCGCCGGTAACTTCGTGCTTGTAGATGTCACCAACTGTTAGTTTCATAGTCCGTAGTCCTTAGCTGCCCCCTCTTCAGGGCAAAAGATAGGCATTTCCATGGGCTTTGACCAAGAATACAAGGTGATGGAACGCAGGTGGCCGACGAGCCATTCGTAGTCTTTGTTGGACACCTTGATGATCTGAACGATGCATTGGGAGCCGGACTGCCAGTAATGAACGTCGGAATCTTCCGGCTTGCCGTTCGTTCCCCAATCAAGAACGATTCCCAAGGCGTATCCACGGATATCGCCGTACATGTACAAGCCTTTTGTCAGCGGCCAGATGAGCTTTGTTCCGACTTTCAGATTGGGTCGGGACAGTTTGTGGTTGCTTGGTTTTTTGTACTTCGCTTCCGGTGTGTGCTTGGGGGTGATAAGCCCGTGGACCTGTTCTTTGATTTCGATTTCGTTCAGAAGTGTTTCTAGTTCGTTTCGCTTCACGAAGGCTCCTAAAAGTCGAATTCAGCGAGTTTGGATAGCAACTCTTCGGTTTCCGCTTTTTCCTGTTCCATTCGCTTTCTCATCAGTTCGTCTTCTTCTTTTTCCTTGTTGGGGTTCGCCAACAGGGCGGCTTCGAAGGCGCTGATTTGTTGGGGGGTCACATGAAAATCGAGCGTTGGATCGTTTTGTTTTTCTAACTCGATAGCGCACTCCATCGCGGCGGCTTTTCTGACTTCCCTGCCAGCGCCCTGCAAGACCATACAAACATACATGGATAGGTTCAAGGCCATTTCCTCGGCCTCCGTGATGAGTTGCAACTTTAGCATGGATGGACAACCGTTGATGCTGAGGATCTGTGGTCGAGTAGTATTGACGCTAGCGGGCCGTCCCCTTCTGTTGAACACTTTTTTCCCGCTCTTGGCCGTCATTTTCGAAAAAACCTCCATTTCAGGCATTATAGATAAAGGCAACTCCCATGTAAACAGTTATTTTAGATAGCATAAGTTGTTGAAAATAGTATATTTAGGCAAATGCGTCCTATTGAAAAAAAGGTTGCGTTTTCGAATAGAATGCGTATGATAGTCAGGTTCAGAAAGGGGTTATTCATGGGTCCAGACAACAAATCCGCTTTTTTCAAATGGCTAGGAACCGCACCAACGCTAAAAGAAGATACATGGTTTTCCAGCCCGTCAATCAAGCCCCATCCAGCAGAAATCGAAGTTATCAAGCCTGAAGTCACCGGAGGCGGTGGATTCACCTACAATGGCATGAGTTTTAAGTTGAAAGCGTTCGATGAATTTGCTGACTATCCAAGCAAGGAAGGAGAAACTGTGCCCCCAAAAAAGACGTTTGGGAAGTGGGTTCCGACAAGAAAAAACGGTAAACTGGTAGCCGATGGAGGAGTGGTTCGACGCAACGATTCTGGCGTTCCGGATCTAGATCCAGCAGACTATGTGACGATGCCAAAGTCTGAGCTGGATAAAATACTTTGGAATCTGCAAAAAAAACAGTTCATCAAAGGATATTACCCCGGAAACATTTCATTGACTCCATCGACGAAACCCACAAAAAAAGCAGTTCCGCAATCTGGACCGGTGGCCGCGTTAAAAGAAGCCGATCTGGCTTACAAAAAGCTGCTCAATCATGCTAAAACTCTCGAACTATCACTTTCGTCTTTCCAAAAAAACATCAAGCCATTGACGCATGCATTGTCGCTGACCATTCCCGAAGCGGTGGCTAAGAACATGGAAAAAGACGCTGTAGCAGTCTATGAAAAGTACGTCCAACTTCAATCTGAATCAGAAGCGGAGGTTAAGTGACCAACCCGACAGACAAAAGCCCACTCGTCGTTGAACGAGTGTCCGTGGATGACTTGAAATACGATCCACAAAATGCACGTATCCATCCCGAAAGAAACCTTGCAGCGATTTGCGAGTCGCTAGAACGTTTTGGTCAGCAAAAGCCGATTGTTGTTGGCAAAAACAACGTCGTCATCGCTGGCAACGGAGCGCTTGAAGCGGCTAGGAAACTGGGTTGGACGCACATGGACATCGTTCGCACGGAACTCACTGGAAACGATGCCATTGCGTTTGCGATTGCCGACAACCGCACCAGCGATTTGTCTGCATGGGACGCGCATGCTTTGAATGAGCTGCTTTCGCAGCTACAAGCCGACGGAGTGGAATTGGTTGGCTGGACAGACAAGGAGTTCGAACGATTGGTCAACTCCATCGAACCGCCAGAGCCTCCAGCCGAGTTCGGGACCGTCGATGAGAGCATCAAGACGGATTTCGAATGCCCGAAGTGCGGATTCCAGTGGTCCGGAAAGGCAAACCAATCGTGAAGCCGAAGTACGTACCCCTTTTGATGAAAGATGTCTTGAAACACGAAGGTACAACCGGATTCAACGTTGCATCTACGTTTTCTGGCGCTGGCGGGTCTTGTACTGGCTACAGACTAGCTGGCTTCAATGTTCGATGGGCGAACGAATTTGAACCGACCGCCTTGAAGACCTACAAGATGAATTGCCAAGAGGGGTGCGTAGCAGATGGCAGAGACATCCGCACTGTCAAGGGCTCTAGCGTTTTCGAAGCGACTGGCATCAAGCACGGTGAATTGGACCTGTTTGATGGCAGTCCTCCTTGTCAATCGTTTTCAAGTACGGGACTACGCGAAAAAGGCTGGGGCAAAACGTTCGCGCACGGTGACGGGACTAACCAAAGGTCAGATGACCTATTTGAAGAATACATCCGCCTCATCAAAGAACTCCAACCGAAAACGTTCGTAGCCGAAAACGTTACCGGACTCATTAAGGGTGCAGCAAAAGGCTACTTCAAAATGGTTCTGGCTTGGATGAAAGAAGCCGGGTACGACACCCAAGCGGCGGTCATCGATTCGAGATGGTTGGGCGTCCCGCAAGCGCGTCAGCGTGTGATTTTCGTTGGCGTTCGGAATGACATCGCGCAGAAAGTCATTGCGAAGGTGGGAAAAATCAATCGCTACCCAACGCCGAATGATTGGTACTACTCGGTTGCCGACGCCTGCCCGTGGATTGGAAGGAAAGACGGGAAAACACGTTTGGATTGCAAACATCCGATTTGCGAAGACCCCATCGAACACGCTGAAATGGAGTTGGGCGTCAGCGGTAAAATCGCTTGGGGAGAGTGCCCAATCGGCAGCAATCACCCGATCAATTTCAATTGTACCCGTGTGGATGAACGCTTCCCTTGCCCGACCATCAATGCGGCTCATGGCTGCACGACGATGCATGGCATTGCACATCCGTACGAGCCTCGTAGGTTCACGATTCTTGAAGTAAAGCGCATTTGTTCGTTCCCGGACGACTTCAAGATGACCGGGACGTTTGCTGAACGTTGGACACGGCTAGGAAACGCCGTTCCTCCGTTGATGATGCACGCAATCGCTTCTGCTATTCGAGACAACGTGCTTGTTCACGCAGCATAGGGGGTAACATGACGACTTGGAAAATTGAAATCGAGCCGCAAAAGACCGTAGGGTCAAAGACTGTATTCGCAAACGTTTCGTGCGACAAAGGAAACGTTAGTTTGACCGGAGTTGACGAGGCCGTTCAACTGCTCATCGAATCGCTGAATAGGGAAGCCCCACTCGCGAATTCAACCGAAATGAACCTGATGCGTTTCGTTTTCGTGAACAAAGATGGCCTTGCATCGGCCATGGCGTTCGAATGTGCCACCGACGAGTACGGTTTTTTGTCGTTGAGCGCTCTGGAACAAATTGAAAACTACGCTTCAAAAAAGCTTGGCGAGTCTGTGCTGGCCGAAACATGGTCGGTCATGGCCAGAGCACCACTAGTCATCCCAGTTGGGTCCAGCGATGATGTGATTGGCGGAGTGAAGTGTGATAGCCCCATTGAAGAGGGAGACAGCGGCGACGAGAACGATGCCAAGTTGAAGTAGCCAAAAGCGTAAGCGTTGTGAGATACTAGCGGGCATGCCGACTTTGGCATGGCTGTCCCGCTAGGAGATTCATGAATGTTTGACGAGCCGACTGACAAAGAAATCCTCGATGCCATTCGGGCTTCCAAAGGCATGTTGTACATCGCAGCCAAAAAGCTGGGTTGCGATCCTAAAGTAGTAAAAGACCGAATCAAGTACGTAGCCGAGCTAAAAGAAGCCGCGCACAACGAAAAAGAGTCTACGAAAGACTTTGTTGAGCTGAAGTTGATTGAGGCTCTTCAAAAGGGAGAACCTTGGGCTCTAAAGTTCTTCGCAGAGCGCCAGATGCGCGACCGTGGCTATGGAGACAAGACAGATATCACCCTGAACGGAGCTATCACGATCCCGTTCATGCCGAAGCGAGGCGATCTGGCTGTTGTTGTGCCTAATCAGCCGCCACTACTAGGCCCCGGTGAACCAGCAACCTCCTGACGAGAAAGCGGAGGTCAACAACACTCCGCTTTCCGCTCCGCAATTCAAGGTCTGGAAAGACCCGTCCCGTTTTCGAATCCTCGTCGCCGGAAGACGATTCGGCAAGACCTACCTCGACATTGCCGAGCTTTGCCGTGCCGCACAGACCGGCATGGATAAGAACGTTTGGTTTATTGCTCCCACCTACAGGCAAGCTAAAGACGTTATCTGGCGAGACTTGATGCGAACAGTCCCTCGGGAGATGATCGCCAAAAAAGACGAAACCAGTTTGACGTTGACCATCCAGCCTTACAACTCTCGCATTTCACTTCGCGGAGCCGACAACCCCGACTCGCTGCGAGGACCGGGTCTAGATTTCGTCGTATTCGACGAATACAAAGACATTGACCCTAATACTTGGAGCGAAGTCATCCGTCCTGCGTTGTCGGATCGACAGGGCGAAGCTTTGTTCACCGGAACGCCCAAAGGGCTTGGTCATTTCTACGAATTGTTTACGCAAGCCCAAGCTAGGAAGCACGAAGGCTGGGCTACTTTCCAGTTTACTACGCTAGAAGGTGGACTCGTCCCGGCTGCGGAGATCATCGCGGCGCGTCGGGACATGACTCCTGCCAAGTTCAGACAGGAATATGAAGCTTGCTTCGAAGCCCCAGAAGGTCGTGTTTATACCGGTTTCGAGCGCCAACGGAACTCTTCACATGACATTGCCGACCTTGGATCGACTTTGCACATTGGAATGGACTTCAACGTCGATCCAATGACGGCTGTTTTGGCTTCAAGGGCTGGCGACGAATTGCATATCCACGACGAAATCGTTTTGGAAAATTCATCGACTTCGGAAATGGTCGAAGCAATCAATGCATTTTTGCGTCGCTGGAAGCTGAGCAGAGCCGCCAGCCGTGGAGATGGTCGAGCGGAACGCCGTCCAGTCATCATTTATCCAGACCCTAGCGGAAACCAAAGAAAAACGTCCGCAGTTGTCGGACAAACAGACTTTTCATTGCTTCGGGCTGCTGGATTTTCGGTAGTTGCCGGGAAAACACATCCAGCAGTAGTTGACAGAATCAACGAAGTCAATACACTCTGCCTGAACGCGAACGGTAGAAGCCGTTTGTTTTTGCATCCTAGATGTGTCAACTTGCTTAGAGGTCTTGAAGGCCTGACTTACAAAGAAGGAACGAGTCAGCCGGACAAATCGACAGGATTTGACCACATCACGGATGCACTTGGATACATGGTCCATGAGATGTTCCCGCTTGGAAAGCCAATGGGAACAACGACTTCAACTGTAGGTATGTTGGGTGTTTAAGGAGCAAAAATGGCCGGAATTGCGAACGTAAACACGCCGTCCCTACAGTACGAAAAGCTCGAAAAGATCAGGTTGATTACTCGCGACCTGAACGAAGGCATCACTCGGCTAAGAGAGCCCGACGCCGCCGCTGTTTACTTGCCAAGAAACCCAACTGAATCGATTGAGACAGTTCCGGGAGTAGGTATTGTCGATCCGTGGCAAAACAGGGTGAACATGTCTCGTCTCAAGAACATGTTCAAGGAGGCTGTCGAAGATTGTGTCGGCAGAGCTTTTGCCAAGAACGCCAAGTTCAGATCGGACACTCCGGAAGAGCTTGTCCGGATGATGGACGATGTGGATGGTCGCGGTACCAATTTTCATGTGTTCGGGATGAACGTAGCCCAAGCGTCTACGGCAGAAGGTGAAGACTACGTATTGGTGGACTACCCAACCGTTCCTGCCACAGAAAACATGACGCAAGCGGAGTGGGAGAAACTAAAAAGAGCACCGTTCTGGCGCAGATACCCAGCCAAAACAGTCATCGATTGGCAGCATGAGCCGTTTGGTAAGGAACAGCGTCTTACGATGGTTCGCTTGCGCGAACGGGCGCTTGTCACCAATGGGCCATGGACGAAGAAGGCTGTGGATCAAGTCCGAGTGCTGCGTTGCGGCAATCCACTTGCACCTGTTGGCGATCCTATGCGATATGCCACTTGGCAAGTATGGCGACCTGTAGAAGACGGCAAAGTGGATGGCGAATGGGCGGTTGTCGCATTTGGCAGCATGAAACCGCAAGTCGATATCCCGTTCGTTGATTTCCCGTTCCTATTGGCGGCTCAATTCGAAGCCTACCCAGCGTTTTTGGACCTTGCACATTTGACTATTGCCCATTACCAGAAGATGAGCAGCTTGGATAACGCGCAACATGTCAGCGGGTTCCCTATTCTTCATTGGGCTGGTGGTCCGATTGATCCGGAAACGAAGCGACCTGTTCCTTTGGGCCAATCGAGAATGTTCGTTTCTCCCGACAGTGCGGCTAAGGTTGAATTCATCGAGCCGCAGGGTAAGGCTTGGGATTCGCTCCGCACCGAACTAAGCGCCATGGAAGCTGATGCTAGAGAATTGGCGTCAGAACCGCTCTCAGCGTCCGCTCCGGGCAACTTGACCGCGACCGGCGAGTCTATTCGAGCAGCGAAGGCTTCTTCCCGACTTGAAGCCGCCGTGTTGGGATGGCAAGATTCTTTCAACAAGCTATTCTATTACACGGCTCAGTATATGGGCGTCGTCGAGTATGGCGCCGACTCTGGGTGGGGCGGTGTTGAACTGAACAGAAGATTCGTTCCGGTCAGCCGCAACATTGAAGGGTTCAAAGCGGCCCTCGAAATGCACGCGGCCAAGAGAATGTCGGACGAAACGTTGTTCGAAGTGGCGCAGGCGTCTGAAATCGAACCAGAAAGCATCGATTTTGCCGAAGAAGAAAGCCGCATCGCAAGAAGCAAGCCTACTCAAGTGGAAGTGGAGAGAAAGGCTGCGCTTCAGCTTGTTGAAGCGAATGCCAAAGCCAAAGCGGACACTTCTACGGCAAATCAGGCCAACAGCAGCCAAAAAGGCAACGTCACGAAGGTTGACCACAACAAACAGCAGGCTAACAAGGCTGGTAAGTAGTCAAAGTGAATCCACTTCCCGAACGCTGCGCTTGGTGGGGACGGAGACGTTCTTCTCGCTACACCCACCGATGCAGGCATTGGAGAGTGTTTTCGCAGTCGCCTAGATACTGCACAAGGTCTAGGTCTTAAAAAGAAATGTTGACGTAAACGCAAGACAGCGTACAATTTGTACACATGGGAAGCGCGAGGCTTTTCATAAAACAACAACAAGTGTGGCGCGATGCCACCCGGCGCGATGCCGAAGAGAGGGTTGACGATGGCGAAGATTAAGCTTGATGCAGACGGTCACGTTGTTTTGGAGAACGGACTGCCCGTGTGGATTACCGATGACGATCAGGAAGTCAGCTACGACGCGCCTAGGCTTTTTGCTGCCGTTGGTGCAACTCGCGGAGAGCGCGATGCCGCTCAAGATCGAGTGAAGGAGCTGGAGAAGATCGTCAAAAAGTTCGGAGCCAACGAGGACGAGTGGGATCTTGCGCTTGAGAAAATCAAGCAGGCGGGAAAGCAGTCTTCAACGAAGGAACTGGATACTGCCAAACTCGAAGAAGAAGTCACCAAGCGACTCAAGCCATTTACCGACGCCGCCGAGATGGAGAAGAAGGCGCTTGAAGCCAGAGCGAACGAGCTTGAGACGAAGCTTAGAACCGTTTTGGTGTCGAGCAAATTTGTATCGGCCAAGGCTATTGCCGATACTTACCTTACTCCTGATCTTGCCGAGGCAAAGTTCGGTCGTCACTTCGAAGTGGAAGGCGAAGCGGTTGTTGCGTATCGCGATCCGAACACAAAGCGAGAAAAAGTCTATAGCAAGTCCGATCCGAGCAAGGTGGCCGATTTCGAAGAAGCACTCAGTATCCTTGTAGCCGGTGACCCGAACTACAAACAGTGGAGACGAGCGAGTAACGCTACCGGCGGAGCTGCCGTTGGCGGTGAGGGAGTCGTTGCTAGCGGCGACGCCGACCTTTCGCTCTCGCTCGAAGAACGACTATCACGCGGCCTCGCCGCTACGAGGGCGACACAGTAACTAGGAGAAACACGCCATGGCTTTGACGCTTGTCGAGGCATCCAAGAAGTACAGCGGGAACGTTGTCCGCGCTACCACAATCGAGATGTTCGCTCGTCAGAGCGAAATCCTCTCGGCCCTTCCGTTCGAAAGCATTCCGGGCGGAGCGGTTAAGTACGATCAGGAAGGTGTTCTTCCTGGTGTCGCCTTTCGAGGCATTAACGAGTCCTACACCGAGTCGACTGGTGTCATCAATCCGTTGATCGACGCCATCTACATCGTTGGTGGAGACATCGACGTTGACAAGTTCCTCATCGCCACTCGTGGTCCGAGCATCCGTGCGGCCCAGATTTCGATGAAGATCAAGGCCATCGCTGATGCTTGGGCTCAGAAGTTCATTAAGGGCGACAACACTTCCGATCCTCGCGAGTTCGACGGCCTTCAGGTTCGCCTGACCGGCAACCAGAAGATCAGCGCCGGTTCAACCAACGGTGGAGATCCGCTTTCGCTGGCCAAGCTAGATCAGGCCATCGACGCCGTTGACAGCCCGACGCACATCATCATGTCGAAGGCCATGCGCCGTCGTATGAGTGCTGCTGGTCGAGCAACCAGCGTAACTGGCTACGTCAACTACACCAAGAACGAGATCGGCCAGACCGTGATGACCTACAACGATCTGCCGATTCTGACAACGAACAACGGCTCAACAGAAGCCCTTCCGTTCACCGAAGTTGGTGCCGGTGGAGCAACTGCGACAGCTACTTCCATCTACGTCGTTTCGTTCGGGGCCGGTCGTCTGTGCGGAATCCAGAACGGCGACATGGACGTTCGTGACCTTGGTGAGCTGAATACCAAGCCGGTTCTCCGCTTGCGTACTGAGTGGTATGCCGGACTCGCTCTTTATCATGGACGTTCCGCCGCTCGCGTCTATGGTATTTCCGACGCTGCGATCACGGCGTAATCCACTCACTACGCTAGAGAACTAGGAGAAAACACATGTCTTCAACTCCGTACCATGCAGTTGTTTTTGACTCCGAATTGGAGCTGAAGGATGCAGGGCTTGTCGCTGCATCCGCCGCAGCTACAGTTGATTCTGTAGCTAAGATTCTGGACCTTGGCCAGTCGTTTTGGGAGGGTAAGGTCGTTCTCGACGTTACCGCCCTAGAAGTTGCGACTGGAGACGAGGTTTACAGCGTCGAGTGGCAGCTTTCAAGTTCTGCCACGTTTGCTTCTGGCATCGTGGTGTCGTCTGTTTTGCGTCTCGGTGACAGCACCGTTGCGTTTGGAAGCGCCGACAACACAACTGGCCGTTACGTCCAGTGCGTCCACAACGAGTTCAACGGCACCCTGTATCGTTACGCTCGTCTTTACACCCGCATTGCCGGGACCATCGCTACCGGCATCAATTACTCGGCGTTCGCCTGCGCTGACTAAGTACACAGGACCGAGTGACCTCCCTTTCTTTGTGCCAGACCTCTAATCGGGCAGACTGAAAGGGAGGCACTCGGCCTCATCTTTTTAGGGGGATTCAAAAATGGATATGAATGCTATGACTCGAATCGTTGCCGGTGGCCGTCGCGTTCCTTCTGAAGTTATCGAAATCGAAACAGGTAAGCATTTTCCTTGCGCTCCGGTCGATGGGCGAGAAATGGTCCAGACAGGAAAGTACGTTTGGGCAGAGTTCGAACTTGAGGCAAAAGGCCCCGTTGAGATTCCTTCCATTACGGATGGAGCTGGGATTCCACTTCCGCTTGAGCCCGTTTTGGAAATTGGTCCTCCGGCAATTACACCAGAAGTCGAAGAAGCTGCGAAACCTCCAGCTCCTCGCCAGACATCTGTATCAGCCATGTGGGCGGCTAAGCAGAAAGCCAAGACGACATGATCGTTTGCAAGGGAAAACCGCCGCTTCCGCAGCCTCCGCGCCCTAGACCGAATCGTCCAGCCGTTGCTCCTAACAGCACTCCTCCGAAACGCTAATGCGTGCAACCGTTGCTAAGAAGTTGCGCCGAGTAGCCCGTCAGAACGCCGAGCAAGTATTTCGCGAGAACGTCGTTATCGAGACGAAATGGTACGCTCACAAGTGGGTGTTCAAGTTGTGGGCATGGCCCGTTACGCAGATTGTCGTGTTTGCAAATTGGCTAGGCTGGCATTCGCTTGGAGCTGCATGGGTGAACTATTGCAGAGACTTCAGGAAAAACGGCAATCGGCTTGTTGTCAAAAAAGCGTCTTAAGGAGCGTCCCATGAAAAAGCTATGCCAAACGACCCTTGTGTTGTCGCTGCTTTTTGTGGCACAGCCAATCATGGCCGAAAAAGTTCGCAAGATGGAAGTTATTGTGACCGACACCGAAAGACTTACTGAAGGCAAGATTCGATTGAATCTCGATGAAATTGCCGAGCAGTTGGTCCCCTATCAGTCATACGTGAAGTTGGCTGGCGACACCGCCGGTCAGACGATTCAGGGGCTTACCGGGAACAACAAAGCCAGAATCGAATTGTCCGTGGAAGGCGAGGTAGATAAAGCAGCGTTGATTGGCGGGGGAGCAACGTACGGTTTCATCTACGCATATGCGGACGGTGTGTACGGCGCAAGCCCTGACGAGTCGACTTCGTTCGATCTGTATAACAGCGGACTTGACCTGACGACTGACGGAGCGGCCCAATTCTACGGCAGCACAAGCACCAGTCTAGGAAGCGGGGCTGGCTTGACTAACGTACTCGGAACGAGAGTGAATATCACCTCACTTCAAACCCCGCCCACTAACGCAAACGATCCATGCACCGCTGGCGACACCATCGACACAGCTACCTACCACTACTACTGCGCGGCAACCGATACTTGGGTGCGCGTAGCTATGGCGACATGGTAGTAGCATCCTGCATCTTCGCTTGCCTCGGAATGCTCTGCGACGCCTATACCACGAGGGCGGCGTTGAAAGATGGCTTTTCGGAGCGCAATCGGATTCGCAGGTTCCTGATCCGCACTTTTGGACTGAACGGCGGGACTTATGGAGCGGCGCTTGCCTTTGACGTAGTGATCGTCGCGGTGAACGTGCTCAGCAAGCAACCAGTCTGGTCGCTCGTTCTGGGCAACTGCATCATCATTGCCGTCTGCTGGTGGGCCATCTACAAAAACTCGGAGAAGATCTGATGGCCCTAATCGTTGAAACCGGATCTATAGTAGCTGGAGCTAACACCTACGTTAGCGAGGCATACGCTGATTCCTATTTCGAATCTAGAAACAATTCGGAATGGGCGGCTTTGTCTACGGAAGCCAAAGAGGCTGCGCTCCTCTACGCGACTTCGTGGATCGACAGCAGGTACTCATGGCCGGGGATCATTGTTGATGACTCTCAGGCCCTTTCTTGGCCCAGATTGGGGGCATATGATGTGGATCTTCGAAGCATCCCGTCCACATCTATCCCATCTGCTCTATTGCAAGCTGTATGCGAAGCTGCTTTGGCGCACGTAACCGAAGTATTGAATACAGTTCGCGAGCGCGGCGGTGGCCTTGCTTACGCCAAAGTTGATGTGCTTGAAGTTTCGTACTTTAGAGGAGCTTCCGCTGGCAGGACGTTTCCGTACATCGATTCGATTTTGTACAAGATCGCCAATCCATTCTCGAATGGGATCCTAACGACTTACAGATAACCATGCCAATCATTCCGTTGTCTACGATGAAGTCGTTGGCGAAAACCCTCATCAATGGGGAGGGCAAATCGGTTATCTACAGGAGTGTCACTGTAACTAACGTAGTTGCTTCCGGATCGACTACGGTTTCTAATTCAGATACGGCACTTACTGCGTATGTTGGTAGCCGCAAAGCGCAATTCAAAAACGGAACCTTGGTTCAGGTTCCGGGAGAACGTTTGCTAATTTCTGCGCTCGATCTTTCCGTCACTCCAAAAATTGGTGACGTAGTCATACTAGCTGCATCCGACACGCCAACCGCTCGCCGCCGAGTTGTGCTTGTTGACTTTGTCAGCACTCAAGGATCTGACATAATGTACATCGTCGAGGTGGAATGATGGACAGAACCTATGAAATCAACATCAAAGTCCTAGCCAAAGAACTTGGACTTTTCGATGACATGGTCAAAGACGAATGCAAGAAAATCCAAGGCGATTTGACCGTAGAAGTGCTGCGAAACCTACTGATTGCGACGCCTGTCGATACAGGCATGCTCCGAGCCGGATGGGTTCCTTCCGTGGGCGAACCGTCTACTTTTGTTCCAGATCCTCGCCCGCGCAAAAAAGGCGACCGTGCTGGAATCCACGGTGCTGAAGGTCGCGAAAACCTGTCTTTGGCCAGAAACATCGCTGCCGAACTAAAGAACGCAAGATTCGGCACAAAGTCCTACGTGGTTAATAACGTGCGCTACGTGAACCATGTCAACGACCGACATCCAACAAAGGCTGGATTCATTGAAGCCGCCGTTGAGAACGCATATTCGAGGTTCTTCTAATGGGCATGGAAACCGAGCGCGATGTCATCCGCCAACGGTTGAACACAAATTGGGGATCGACTACTGAGATTTCTTGGGAAGGGTTCAATCTTGGACCGTACACCCAGAAAGAAGGCGTCGAATACATCCGTCCACATATCGAAGATGGCATTTCCGAATGGGTCAGTATCGCCGCTAGCGTTCAGAAAGAACGCAAGTACGGGACACTTATCATCGAAGTGTTTACGCCTATTGGGACTGGCGACGAGCGCGGAAATCAACTTTGCGATTTGCTGATCGAGGATTTTTCGCCTTACACCAGCGGTGGTGTTCGGTTCGACCGTCGCGGGTTTGCTAGGGACAGTGGAACGGATGGTTTGTTTCATACTTGGCAAGTCTTTTTGCCTTACTACAGGGAAAATGTTGTGTCTATCTGATGCAACAACTACCTGTTACTATATATCGAACCGGATGAGGAGAGTTCATGCTCATTAAGGCGCTTGCAACATTCAAAGTGGACGATCTAGGGGATGACGGCTTCGAAGTGGAGGTCGGCCAGTATGCCGACTTGCGTAACGAAGTCGCAAAGGAAGCCATTTCGCAAGGTACAGCCGTGAAGGCGACGCTTGCAGAAGTGCGCGCTGAAGCCGCTATGAAGACTGATATTCCTGCCGCCAGCGAAGCGATTAAGCCACTCAAGAAGTTGAAGTTCAACGACGCCGAACCGGCGAAGGAGTAAAACATGTCTGCAAGCAATAGCGTCTCATGGCGCTACATCGAGGAGGTCACCTTCGGGACGACTCCTGGCACACCAACAATGAAGGAAGTCCTCCGTACTGGAGGATCTCTTGACGGAAAGACTGACACCGTAACTTCGAAGGCCGTTCGATCCGACCGAATGGTGCAGGGATTCTTCCGTACCGGCCAACACGCCGAAGGGTCGATGGAAGTTGAACTTGCCTATGGTCAGTTTGATGACCTTCTGGAAGCCGCGCTTTGTGGTGATTGGTCTACGGCTGTTGCCATCTCTGGAACAACTTACGCCGCAGCCACTTCTACGACAATCACCGATTCCGGGTCTCAGTTCATCGTTAACGGCGTGCAGGCTGGTATGTGGGTTAAGGTTGGTGGATTCGTTGCGGCTGCTAACAATCATCTGTTCCGTGTTTCTGCCGTTGTCGCCGGTACCGTCACTTTCGACGCCAAGGTGAACACGACTACTGGCGTGTTTTCGACAACTCCCGGCCTGACAACTGAAGCCGCTGGCGCGACGGTCACGATCAAGAATGCCGGCATGCTACGTAACGGAACAACTGGACGCTCGTTCACTATCGAACAAGCGCACACGGACGTTAACCAGTTCTTCCAGTTTCGCGGAATGCGCCTGAACGACTGGACGCTGAATATCAGTGCCAAGTCGCTCGTTACGGCCACATTCTCTTGGATGGGCAAGTCGTTCGACAGAACCGGAACAACCGCGGCTAACTCGGTTACCGCTCCGAACGACAACGACGCCTACAACACAACCGAAGACATCATCGGCCTGAACGAAGGTGCCGCTTCGTTTGCTGAGTACGTTTCTTCGATCACACTCAGCGCGAAGAACAACCTTTCGATGATCGATGCGGTCGGTAACCTGACTCCTCCAGACATTACCTATGGAGTCATGGACATCACCGGAGAGCTGAACATCTACTTCTCCGCCAACGCCGGAACGTTCATTGACAAGTACATCGACTTCACCGAAACGGAACTGTCGTTCATGATCCGCAACGGTGCTAGCCCGCTGTACTACGTCATCACCATCCCGGCTTACAAGTACAGCGGAGGTACTCCAGAGGCAGGAGCATTGTCTGGACAGTCGATGTGCAAGCTTCCGTTCAGCGCATACAAGGGGCCAGACGACTTCCAGATCCAGATCGACAAGATCAGCACAACCTAAGCCTGCGGCACGCAACCGGCGGGAGGGGGCTCCCCTCTCTCTCCCGCCGGTCTTTTTGCAGTACCTAAACATGTAGCACTCTTTTGGAGGTAATGAAATGACCGCAAAGATCCTTAGTATCAATGAAGTCAAGGCAAAGCAGGAGAAGGAAGACGCTGGTGAATGGTACACCTATGACGAGGGTGGTCAGTTCCTCGTCGCGTTCATCGGTCGTGAAGACTTCGCCAAGAAGTTGAACCGCCTAGAAGACATGATTCGTCAGTCTCGTCCAGACCTGAAGAAAAAGGACGGGCGACAGAATTACGTCAAGAAGCTCCCTCCTGAGATGTCGGAAGAGATCGGGTTCAAGGCCATGTACGGAACGATTGTTCTCGACTGGAAGAACATCGACCCTGCGTACAGTGACTTTACCGAGGAGAACTTCGTCACCGTGTTGAAGGCGGTGCGTGGACTCGGCAACGCGATCCTTGAGTTCTCTTCCGAGCGCGAGAATTTCCACCGCGAACGTATCGAGGCCAACGCGGGAAACTGACAGAAGCCCTGCTATGGGAACTGGACTGGCATTCCAAATTCGACGACAAGCAACGAGCGCAGTTGCTAAAGTTGTACGAGGATGGAATGCCCGTTCCGGTGCTGGACGACGCACCGACAATTCCGTATCATCTAGCATGGGCGATGAACCTGTTCAGGGACTTGCGATCATGTCGTCCAATCGGGATGTCTGGATACGGCCCAATCCCGGTTACCATGATGCGAATGTACTTCGATCAGTGCGGTATGGAAGAACATTTGTGGCACGAAGCAAAGTTCTATTGCACGCAGCTTGACCACACAGAACTAGAACACCTACACAAGAAGCTTTCAGCCAAGCTTCCTAGTATTCCTGAAGGGGGTAAGTGATGGCAGCAGCCAAAGAGATTACCCTCAAGGTAAACATCGATCCTTCTGGTGCCGTTTCGGGGGCCAAGGCTGTTGCCGGAGGCGCAGCCGAGGCCACCGAGGCCATCAGAAAGATCAACGTAAGCCTTGGCAACCTAAACTCGGCTTACGCAATTGGAAGATCGGCTGTTGACAAGTACAACACGGAAATGGCCGTGTTGGACGCGCTAGAAAAGCACAACCTAGATACAAAGAATAAACTAGGCAAAGAACTAGCTGAGTCTGTTCGTCAAAACATTGCGCTAGTAGCTGCCGTAAAAGCAAACGAACAAGCGCTCAGGGCACAAGAGGCCGCTGAGCGATCTGCTTTGTCTGCAAAGATCGCAAAAAGAAAGGTTCAAGACGAATCTGCGGTAGCTTTGTATCAAGAAGTGCAAGCGCTCAAGGGGTTGTACGCTGCCTACCAAAGCGGCGAAGGTGCTGTGGATGCCTACAACAAGAAGATGTTCATCAAGAACGCACTTCTTGAAGCTGGAAGGACTCTGCAAAGCCAAGAAGGCCAAGCTGTCGCCGCTGACGCAGCTAAGCATTGGGATTTGACGGCAGCTATTTCGGCTGCTGAAAAGGCTGCAAGACAAAAAGCTGCCGCATTCGAAGCCGCTCACGCCGAGGCTTTGGCTGACGCCGCTGCGATGCAACGCGCCAAGGAAGCCACCGATCAGTTCATAAACAGCGTCCAGAACGAAGTCAACAGGTTGCAGGGCCTAGCCGCTGCGTATTCTGGCGGACGGGCTGGCATCGCCGCGTTCAATCTTGCCCACGAAATCCAGACGCGCCAAATGCGTCAAGGCGTTTCGGCTACCAGCGAAGCCGGTCAGGCTATCGAAAAGTTTACGCGCCAAGAGTACGCCGCACGCGAAGCTGTGGATAAGCTTGAAAAAGAACTCAAGGCGCAAGAAAAAGCGACGCAACAGATTAAACCGACTACCGACAAAGCAACGCATGGCGTCAATGCGTTTCAGGTGGCCGTTGCCTCTTTGGCTACTGTAGCTTTGAACCGCCTCAAGAACGAAATCGTCGGCGCTCGTCAGTCGTTTGATCGTATGACGAACACGTTTGCCGTGTCTTCCGGAAGCGCTGCCGAAGCTGCCGAGAAGATGTCGTTCCTTCGTGGAAACGCGCAGAGACTAGGCTTGGACATCCAGAGCGTCGGTGTGTCGTTTGCTAAGTTCGATGTGGCTGCGCAGAACACATCTTTGTCTTCGAAACAGATTCGAGACATTTTCGTATCTGTTTCCGAAGCGACTACGGCGATGGGACTTTCGTCCGAGGTTGCCGAAGGCGCTATCCTAGCTTTGCAGCAGATGATTTCGAAGGGAACAGTCCAGTCCGAAGAGTTGCGAGGTCAGTTCGCTGAGCGTATCCCTGGAGCTTTCCGCTTGGCTGCGGAAGCGATGGGTTGGACACAGTTGGAGCTTGCTAAGAACCTTGAGCAAGGTCGAGTTCTTTCGGAAGACTTGCTTCCTAAGCTTGCTGCTAAGTTGCATGAAGTATTCGGACCCGGATCTGTTTCGGGTTCCAAGCTGTTGTCCGCCGAAATCAACCGCCTTAAGAACGAGTGGTTCGATTTCTTGGTTCAGACATCCCAAGACATCAAGTTGCCCCAACTTATCAAGGCAATTTCGGATAGCTTCGAAGTTTTGACGTTCGCAGCTAAGACGTTTTTGGCTCTAGGGCTTATTGTCTATTTCCCGGTTTTGTACGAAAAGATTACCCTACTTGCGTCTTCGATGAAAGCCGCTGCTGTAGCTGCGAATGAATTTTGGGTAGCGATGCTAGGCGGGAAAGTAGGTATTTCTGCAATCATCACCGCGCTGATAATCGCCGGTTATGAGTTGAATCAAGCAATCAACGATTGGAAGACGGAATCTTCAACAGCCATGTCCGGATACGTAGCGGATGGCGAAAAAGTTGTCGTTCAGCTTGGAAATATCCGTGACTTGTACATTGAACTGAATAAACTGAATCCGTTCAACCAAGAAGGCGGGACACCAAACGTTACAGAAGACATGCTCAAGGCTATCAATGAAGAAGTATCTAGGAACGAAGAAAATCTCAAATCCAATATCAGCAGAATGGAAGAGCTTAAGAGAAAGCTCGCTTCTCCTTCTGAGAATTACAACACAAATTACAATGGAATGGGCGGATTTTCTATTGATTTGGATGCAATCGAATCAGATAGGAAAGAATACGAAAGCCTGATCGGGACAACCGGCGTTCTTTCGGAAAAGTTGAAGACGCTGAAAGAGCGTCAATTCGACGCGAAGCAGGAAATGTTTAACGCTGCTGCCACTTCCAAGGTGGCTGACGACGCATTGAAAGAGTACGACAAGACAGTTGCAGACATTTCTGCCAGATACAGCACTGGAAAGCTTGCCCATCTTGGCGGAAAGGATCTAAGCGCGGCAGAACAGTACGCAGAATACATGCGTCAACTTGCTGACGCCCGCAAGGCTTATGACCAAGCCATTGCTCCGGGTCGCGCACAAGTTGAAGCGAAAGAAATGCGCCAGCAGGTTAAAGAAGCAAACGAGTACACAAAGGCGCTCGACCAGCTCATCAAGAAGTACGATGAAAAGCGATACGCCGAAGAAGCGGCGATTGCGGCGCACGCTTTGGTGGAAGATGCTTACGACAAAGAGCGCCTCGGTGCCAAGGGTAGCGAAGAAGCGCTCCGAAACCTAAATACGGTTCACGAACAAGTCTCGGCCACGTTGCAGGAAAAGCTGCACGAGGGCTATGGCTCCGTGATGGCGGACATCACGAAGTTCAACAGCGAAACACAGGATTCTATTGATGTAATCAACCGCATGGTAGAAGCGCAGACCATGAGCGCAGAAGGCTTGCTTGAGGCCGAGAGAAACGAGGCTATCTACGGCAAGACAAAGGATTTGGTCACAAAGTACAAGATGCTCGGGCTTAACGCTACCGAAAAAGAGTCGCAAGCTGAACGCGACTATCGCGAAACCATGGAGGAGTCGATTCGCGTTGCTCAAGAGCTTGCTGGCGTCGAATTTGACCGAGCAAGATCGCTTGGCATTTCGGAGAATCTAAGAAAGACAACGGAAGAGCTTGAAAAGGCTATCGTAGCCCAGCACGAATACAACAAGATCGTCGCTCAGGGTCCGGCGGCTGTAGAAGAGTACGCCATCCAACAGGAGGCGTTGGCGGCAGCTTACGCCGCTGGCGCTAGAACCGCCGAGGAGTTGAAGGCCGCTACGGCTATTTTGGTTCCATACCTTAAAACACTTAAGGAAGAAACCAAGGATGGCCTTGGCAAGAAGATGATTGACGACCTCAAGTACGAGACAGAGTGGATGAATAAGTATGCCATCGCTTTGTCGAAAGGCGCTGGAGCTGTTGAGGCGTTCAATATCGCCAAGCAAGTTTCCGACGCGCTTAGAAACAATCAGGTTAGCAAGGAAGGCGCAATTGAATTGGAGGCGGCGCTCAAGGAAAGCTCTTTGGCGAAAATCCGCGTCCAGTTGGCGCAGATCACGGCTGATTTCAAAGAGGACATGTGGAGCGGTCTTGAAAGCAGCTTGAATACTTTCTTCCAAGAGCTTGGAGAAGGCAATAAGGACGCCATCAAGAATCTAGGCAAGTCCCTAGAAGCGGCCATGTTGGATGCCGTAGCTAAGTGGTTGTCTGCGATGTTGGTCGCTATTGCTCGCGCAGCGCTTGCTTCGAAAGCGATCAGTGGCGGCTCCGCGGCCGGCGGCGGTGGCGGATTCATGGGAGCGCTGAAGGGTATTTTCGGCGGCGGCGCCGGCGCGGGCGGCGGCATCTCGAGCGGCGCCATGGCGCTCGGCGCCTGGGTCGCCATCGCGGCTGCGGCCGTCGCCATCCTGAAGCACCAGAGCGACCGCGCCAACGCCGTCCGCTACCAGACCATCGTCCAGTACAACACCGGCAGCAACAACATCGGTTTCGGCGGAAAGCTCATGGAGACCGGGGGCAAGATCGCCACCGCCTTCAAGGCCCTGCTCGACGAGATCACCTCCTCCACCGGCGCGCTCCTCGAAGGCGCCCACCGCGCAGTCATCGCCGTCCGCAACGACAAGAAGGGGTTCCGCGCGCTGGTCGACGGCGTGGTCGTCGGCACCTTCAAGACGATGGACGAGGCCATCGTCGCCGCGATGAAGCGCCTGTTCAGCGCTGAGAACCTCAAGAACCAGCTCGACCCCATCGTGCAGCAGGTCATCGACAACTTCGATGCGAAGAAGGGTCCACAGGCATTCTCGGACGCAATCAAGGCCGTGACGCAGATCATGAACGGCCTGTCCGGATTGACGGACATCGAAATTCAGTTGCGTGACATGCCGAGCCAAGCGGCGGCTTTGGCTGCGAAGCTGCACGAAATGGGCGTGGCTATTTCCGACGCAACAGAAGTCGCTGGACGCTGGACTGTCCAACAGTTCCAGTCGATCCGCGATCAAATCACCGGCCATCAGATGACCGAGGCCGAGCAACGCGCAGAGAAGGAACGTCAAGCTCTTTACTTCAATGCCCAACTTGCGCTTGCTAAGGCGAACATGGCTATTCGCCGCGACGAGATTGCATCTCAGATTGCTGCCTTGAAAGCGAAAGCTGAGATCAACAACTGGAAGTACGAACTCGATAAGTGGGAGCTTGAAGGGGAGCGCGCATTCGCTCAGCAAGGAGCCGAAATCGCTCAGGCTGAAATGGACGTTCGCTACGCTGCCGGTCAAGCTTCCATTGCGATGCTTGAGGCGCAGCTAGCAGCTGTCAACCAAGCACTTGCCGCATTGGACGCGATCAAGCCGATTGACCTGCGCGAAATCCACATCGGCAATCCACGTGGTCGCGGTGGGGGTAACTCCGGCCCGTCCGAAGCGGAACAGCGCGCCGAGGCATTTTGGGCGTTCATGGAGCAGCAGATGATGGACGCCATGACGCCAGTTGAGCGTCAATTGTACGAACTAAACAAGGCGTTCCATGAGCAGGAGCAAGCAGCCCGCGAACTTGGTCAGGTCGAAGAATTGGAAGCAGCTCGCATCGCTGCAATCACGCGACTCCGCAACGAATTCCTAGAAGGCTACCGACTAGAAGGATTGACGGAGTATCAACGCGCCGTCGAAGAACTTAATGCCGCATTTGCCGATCAGGCATTGTTGGACGGCGATTTGGCCGGTGGCGAAGCGGAACTAGCTCGCGCCCGCCAGCAAGCCATGGCTCGCCTACGCGAAGATTTGCTGGATTCATTCGGATCTTCGTTGGAATCCACTCGCGACAATTTGCAAAAGTGGATCAAGCAGTTTGCTGATTTGGATTCAGCCAACGCCGACCTATACAAGAGCTTCTTGGAAGGGTCGATCACGGCTGAAGAATACGCTGCGGCAATCGCGCATTCGAATCAGGTTCAGCAAGAGTTCAACGACCAGATGGCGGTTAGCCTTCTGAACATGGCGTCGTTCTTCACGGACGCCCTCGGAAACGAGAAGCAGAGCGCTGCCGTTCGTGCGAGACTGGCCGAATTCGAGTACAACCTAAAGCTGGCCGAGTTCCAGATCACGCTGGAGACGGCCTACGCCCAGCATTGGATCAATCAAGAGCTGTACGACTTCTTGAGCGACATCTTGAAGCAGGCGCGTGAGAACCCACCGGACTTTACCGTCCCGACAGGGGGCGGTGGTGGCGGAGGAAGCGACAGCGGAACGAACCCGCTGGAAGACATGCTGCAAGCGTTGCTTCGTGCCCTAGACCGTCTTCGCAACATCATGCAGACGTACACAGACTTCTTGATGGGTCTGCAAACGTCCGAGTTGTCTCCGTACAGCATCGAGCAGCAGTACAACAGTGCTCAGGCTGAATATCAGCGCTTGCTTGCTTTGGCTCAAGCCGGAAACCTAGACGCCATCGAAGCATTGCCGGGCGCTGCACAGACGTACCTTGAACTCGCAGCACAGATGTTCGGAACGGCCAGTGCTGGCTATAACGAAATCTTCCAAGGCATCAACAACGACATGCACGGCATCATGGATGGCATCCAAGACATCCTTGACGCTGTTCCGTCGCAATACCAACCTATTGAGCAACGTCTCGATACGATTGCTGAAATTCTTGCCAACATGTACTTGCTGTGGATGAACTTCGACACCGGAACAGGTGGCAACGGTGGCAGCGGAGGAAATCATCATCCTCCGACAACAACCAATCCTATGCAGTCGTTGATGCAATACATTGCCGACTTGACCGGAGGATTGACTGTTGACGAAAGAACCGGGCTTGAGGATCTCATCACGCGGTATTTGTCCAACGACGGCGTGATTGACAACCTTGAGCGCGAGTCTATTTTGGGCAACATTCAGCGTCTCATGGAAGAAGGAACAATCACGGCGGCGCAAGCGGCTGCGATCATGAGCGCTATTGGCCATCTTCCTTATGTCATTACATCGCCGCAGCCAGTTCCGGGTGGGACGCCGCCGCCTACTCCGGAACCCGGTCCAACCGTCGGAAGCTTCTACGGTGGCTCATCAAACGCCGCTGTATCGCAGACAAACAAGCACCTGCAGGCTCTTGTGGATATTCAAGCCAAGGCGCTTCGTGACAGCGCCAATGACAGATATCGCAAGCCGAAGTTTGGCTACGCTGGCTATGCCGGAGGCAACTCCGCTTCGAGGCGTTCATGAGCGCTACACTTGCGCAGCTAAGAAGTGACCCGCTCTCGGAGCACATCTGGATTGCCGAGATCGCGTACTACGATACGGTCGGACTGACTTCTGGAACGCTCTACTATTCCACGAAGGAATTTGGAACGTCTTCGTCCGACACACCAGCTTCGCAGCAGTACGAAGCCAGAATGCAGAATGGATACAACTTCTTGGCTTCTACTGGTGATGTCGGTCCGTATGGTGGAGCCTTGCCAGCGCGTGAAGGCGGATCAATCGTTCTTCTACAGTCGAATGGCGACTTGGACTTCCTACGCTATTACTCCATCGACGGAAGAAGCGTTGTCATTAAGCACGGTGGCGTTTCTCCCGTCTACGGAGCCGTTGCTTACGCTGACTATGAAACCGTATTCACCGGCACGGTTGACGGGCAACCGCTTATCGGGATTGACACCGTAACGCTAGCCATCAAGAACAAGGACTCGATCCTTGAGTTCCCCATCCAAGATCGCAAGTACAGCGGCGGAACCTACTGGTTGTACTTCGATGGCGTGAATGACTATGTTGATTGCGGAAACGAGACAACTTACAACTTCACAAGCAGCTCGTTCACAGTTGAGTTTTACATCTATGTAGAAGCGTACCCAATAGGAACGGAAGCTGCAATCATCAACAGGGGCAGTTCAACCGCAGACGGATGGAGTATTCGCATCGGAACGGCTGGCGGGATTAAGCTTCAGACATATCAAAGTGGAGTTACTCAAACAACAACGTCTGACCCGTTGACGCTCAAAAAGCGCCAACATGTCGCTGTAGTCCGCAATGGATCAAGCTGTTACATCTACATTGACGGTGTTTTGTCTGTATCTAGTTCTGGTACGCACACAAACCCAACGACGGCGGCTCGCAACTTGTTCTTTGGAAAAAACAACGCCGGATCTGTGTTTTTCGCTGGCTTCCTTGACGAAATCCGAATTTGGAACACAGCCAGAACCGCAAGCCAGATCAACGCCTACCGTGGACGACAACTGCAAGCCGCAGAGATCGTACCGGCTTTGTTGGGTTACTGGAAATGCGATGATGGAACTGGAGGAACTGTAACCGACTCCAGCGATGCAACCTACCATTCCGACTCAACCGTCGCCAACGGAACGATCAGCGGTGCCACATGGTATCCGTCGCTTCAAGGTGGTGAGGATCTTGAGGGCGCTCCGCTTCCTGACGTATTTGGACAAAGAGAAGGGTTCGTCCCGGTTCTTGTAGATGAGCCGCGCTTGATCTATCAGGTTCATAGCGGCTCGGTCTACTCGATGGTGAAAATCCTCGTTGGAGGCGTAGAAATCGCCTACGACGCCGCTCCGGGAACGACCTATACGTCTATGTCCGCTTTTTTGGCAGCATCGACTGCGGCTGGATTCTACGAGCGTCTTGTGACGCAGTACGGGTCATGGTTCCGTCTTGGAAGCGCTCCGAACAAGCCGGTGACCGCTATTATCCAAGGCGATAATACTGGCGGAACCGGATACGGTGACGCCTCAACGTACAGATACACGGCTGCGGATATCGTCCGCTACATCGTCTGCAATCGTGGCCCACAGCCGCTTACAGACCCTACGGATTTGGATGACACATCGTTCGATGATTTGAACACGGGCAACGATGCCGTCGTGGGTGCCGCTTGCTACGACGAGGTAACCATCGTTGAGGTTGTCGGGTTCTTGCTCAACAGCATCGGCGCTGTTGGCTTTTTCACTCGTAGCGGAGGCTTGTACCGTGTGTTCCGGTTCAACGGCGTGTCAGGCAAGACGGTCGCGCTCGACTTCACGGAGAATGACGTTGAAGAGGACACGCTAGAGTCCATAAACGTGTCGCTGCCGATTTGGGGAGTGGACTTGCGATTCCGCAAAAATGACCTAGTCCATTCGACAAGCGACATTGCGGCTTCCGTTATCAGTTCCGCTACGCCGCCAGCGTCGGCAAATTGGCGCTACCTGATGACGGAATGGAGAACGTCCAGCCCAAGAAATGTGGTGATTCGCTCTTCGTACAAGGGGGCGACCATCATGCAGCTTGACACCGGATTGCAGCTTTATTCGGAAGCTGCGGTTGAGTCTTCTCGCCTGCTTGATCTTTACGATCAGCAAGGTCAGTGCCTGAAAGGGTTCTTTAAGATCGACTCTATGCAGCTTGATCGCATGGATTTCGTAACATTCCACTACCAAGACCTAGACTCTCAAGGTCAGCTTCAGTCTCGTTTGGGTACCGAAGAAGGGACTATCTTTGTTATCCTAGCGATTGAAGACGACGTCGAGTCCGGTGGAGCTTGGCTCACGCTCTATAGAGAGGCGATTAGCTAATGGGAAATGTAATCATCATCCCTGAAAACTTGATGGCAAACCAAAATTCGGATGCCGTCGCGGCTACTGAAGCTTCTGCGTCCATGACTGACAGCAACATGGTCAGCGAGGTTCCGTCTAAGTTCTGGAGATCAGAGAGCAACTGGCCCACAAAGTGCTCGTCGTATTTCTACATGAAAACGGGTTCTGGCTTCAACATGAACACCATCGCCGTTGTCAATCACAACCTTCTTCCGGGCGATCAATACCGTTTTTGGGTTAACGAATCAAGCACGCTGGCTACTCGTCCGACTGGCGCTACGCTGGATAACCCGAACGGATACAGAGTTGGAGAGACGAGCAACACGGCAGCGAACCCGCATTTGCTGGTAGACAACGGCGAGACGCTCTCTCCGAGTACGTGGGCTGTTCCGACTCTCGCTGCCTCTCCGTGGTCAATTTGCTTGAAGTTTCCAACTCCTGCCGGAATCATCAACGGAGAGAAGCTGCACGCTTTCTGGTGCTTCGTCAAGGCAGAGCAGGGTCCGCCAAGCGGCTTGCCGACGATTCAGTGCGAGCTGTGGGAAAACGGCGTCTTACTCGAAGACCTTGGTACGCGAAGAGTTAGCTCAACCACAGGTCAAGTCATGTGCTTTCCGTTCAAGACAGACAACCTTTCTGTAACGGACGGATCGCTCATCGAATGCAAGCTAACCATGGTGCCAAGAAGCATCACGCAGTACGTATCCGTCGGGTCCGTCGTAAGAGCCACAGACAGAGATGCTCGCACGGGCGACTCTGGCTGGATTACGTACAACCCGTTTGTTGGAACCGACATCGCCTTTAAGCCGACATCGCAGCTGACGTCCGGCGTGATCTTGCATCAGTTTCCGTTGACCTACACTCCGTTCTACGTCCACATGCACATCCGATCAAGCAGGTCGCTGATCGGAGCGTCGGAGTCCGTGGACATTCCAGCGACTACGCCAAACTACGTCCAGATCGGGACCGTCGTGATCGGAGAAGCGTGGTCGCCAACCATCAATATCGCCTACGGAAAACTGACCGGAATTGTGGATAGCTCTCCGATCAAAAGAACCTATGGTGGTGGCATTTTCGGATCAAGAAGAGTTCCGAGAAGAGTTCTGTCTGTGCACTTTGCTCATCTTTCTCCGGACGAGTGCCACACGCTGTTTGACCGCATCCTGTGGAGACATGGCGTTATGAAGCCGTTCATTGTCTCGTTGCTGCCTGACGATACGACGCAAGCTAAGCACACGACTATTTTCGGCCACATTAGAAACGCCGAGAACTGGATCAACATCCAGCCAGAGCAAGGCTACGAGAACAACATCGAGCTTGAGTTCGAGGAGGTTCTGTGAAGAAGCTGCTCTACGCTTTGCTGGCGGCGTTGTCGTTGTCGCCTGCTTTGGCTCAAGATAGCGGAACCTACGCGAACATGGGAGCATGCGCGACAAACAACCCGCGCATGTACTTCGTCGTGGATGCTTTCGTGTCCGGTTCTTGTTCGGCTGGCGGCGGAACTGGACAATCTCAATGTTGCTGCTTGAATGCAGCGTGGGCGAACTGCGCCACTGGCGGCAGCGGCGCTCCTACGACTTCAGACTACCTAGTTAAAACCGCCGACGGAGGGCTCTCCGCCGAGCGCGTCGTCACCGACACCTCCTACGTCACTTGGGACTGGGGAACGGCCGGGCAGGCGAAGGCGACCGCCGTAGATGTGAATTGCACTGGTTGTCTCGGTGGAACGGAGGTCGATGAGAGCACGCTCGGGGCGGTGCCGACCGCGACGGCGCTCGCGGCGAACCCCGCCGACTGCTCGACGTCGAACGGCACCGAGGCCGCGTGGAGAATCAACGCCAGCGGCGACCTGTCTTGCACGCCCATCGCCTTCACGTCGAAGACGCTCGACCGCAAGTCGAGCGCGACGACCGTCAACAACACGGTCACCGAGACGGCGGTCTACAGCTACACGATTCCAGCGGGCACGCTCGACGCGAACGGCGAGATCGTCCTGACGCTGTGGTCTGAGTTCCTCAACAACACAGGGTCTGGTCGCGGATACATCATCAAGGTCAAGCTCGGCGGCACGACCGTGATTGAGTTCGACATGGGCTCCTCCGCGCTCGTCTCGACCGCGACTCGCCGCCTGTCGCAAACCGTCGTCTCGCTCGCCGCGCTTGGCGCGACGAACTCGCAGATCGTGACGATGCGGCACGAGATATCCAGCCGAACCGGCCTGTCCGGAACCCTGACGACCGGCGTCGGGACCACCATGTCAACGGCCGTGCAGATGCTGACGGTCAACTCCGGGACGCTCTCGCAGGACATGACCACGAGCAAGGTGCTTGAGGTTTCGATCACGCTGTCAACGAACAGCACGAATCTCGAATGGAAGGCATACGCAGGGACCTTGGAGCTACTGAACCCATGACACCACTCGGCCCGGAAGAAGAGATCGACGAAAGCGAAGTTATCAACGTGACCGGCGAGGATGGTGTCGTTCGCCGCTACAGAAAGCGCAGAATGGGTCTGTGGAACTTTAGAAACCACGCCTTTTCAAACGACTTTATCCAAGGAGCCGTGAAAAAGATCACTCTCGTTCGCGCCACGCTCGGACTTCTCGGTGTTGTTGCAGGCATGATGTGGACCGTGCTTTGGGGGTCGTACAAGTACGTGATCGCTCCACAGCAAGAGCGGGTGATCGCCGCCGCCGTGGCACAGCAGTTGGTGCCCATCGTGAAAGAGCAAGAAGAGCAAGAGCGGATTTTTCAACAGCACCTTGTTGATGTCGCCAATCAGCGGGCGCTTTTTCCGACACGCATTGAACTTAAAGAAGACTTGACCGAGATCAAGGCTATGATTCAGCGACTTGAGGACAGAAAGAGATGAGCTCAAAACCGAACGTCATCACTTCGCTGCCGAAAGACATCGGCCCTCTTTGGTCGCTTTCTCCGAAAGCGATCAAGGGCGAGATCATCTTGGCTCCGACTTCGTATCAGTGGCTTAGCTATGGCCTCCATGGTGGATCTTCCGACAACTGGGACGAAGTCTACGTCGCTTTGGATCTAGTCAACTTGCAACGGTCGCAGCCAACTGGGTTTGATATCGGTTCGTTGCTGTCTTTTTTGCAAGTCCAGATGGCCGACAAACGCATGATGCAGAAAGAATTTGGATCGTGGGTCTATCTGGAGATGCACGCTGAGCCGCGCATCGTTCAATACGCCGTGGCTCGCCTTTTGGCAGCTCGCGGCATTTCCGGATGGGCCGAAGTCGCCACCGGGCTCCGCTCGTGGTTGCGTGCCCTTGTAGGTTGGCTGGCCGTAACCGGCTGCTGGGGACCGGGCAAAGGGTGGGGCAAGACGGTCGGATCGACCGGACCCGGAGCGAGGCTTTTGGTTGGCAAAGGCGACTACAGCAAGCGCACTGGAGCTGTCCCCTATTGCACGATGACTGGAAAGCGATCTTGGGACTTCAAGGGTGAGTGGCGCGAAAACGTTTTTGCTCCGACGCTACTGTCCGTTTTGGGGCTTGGCACTCGGTCCGGTCACGGCGACATCATCGAAGGGACGCTGGTGTTTATTGCCGCCGTCGAAGGCTGGCTCGGTGGTCCGTTGGTTATTCTAACAAGAGAAGAAGAGGCGCGTGTCCTAGCCGCCACAAGGAATGACGTATCCGCTCTCCAGTGGTGCGTTACGGACTTGATTGGCGACTGGCTTCCAGCCGATCCGTTTGTCGTCGTCCGTACCGAACAGGGCGTTGGTTCCGTATTGCTACTGGCCGACAAGTCACCCACAGCAGCAATGCAGTATTGCGGTTGGTCGCAAGACGGAACGACCTATGCAGCCGGTGCCGACAACGGGCTTCGTGGGGCTCACGGCGAGCAAGTGGAGAACTCGATGGCGGCAATCGATCTGTCGGCACGAACGGGTTATTGTCAGCGCACAACGGGACCAGACCGAGTTCGTGTAGACTTTCCACTTCCATCCGGTCCGCTTGTTTGCGTGATCGACGCTCAACACGGCACCGGATTGAAAGCGCGTTGGTTCAATCATGGCGTCGAAACGGTTCCGCCTGCGCTGCCGTCAGCAGACCATGGGGGGATCGATACGACTCGGCCAGAAACGCAGCCAAGGAAGAAGTGGAGGTTCTGTTGACCCTCAAGACGCTTGATTTGTGGTTCTCGCATTCGTGGGTCGTGATTGTAGCGATTTTCGCGGCGGGACTTGTTTTCATTTCGCTTTGGGTAGCGTTTATCGGCGTCCAGCAATGGAAGCGCGAGAATGATTGGTACAACTCTAGTGACCATTCAAGGCCGCACCCGGACTACAACACTACTGCGCTCATTGCCGGTACAGTTACGTCAGCAATTCTGTTCATCATGTCTGCGATCTTGAACGTTGGTCAGGCAACCGAGTTGATGAGCGACAACAACGTGCTTACCGGTATTTCTTGGCTTTACGGAGCTGTGCTAGCTCCTCTTGTTGCCGGAAAGATTATGAACAAGTTCAGTTCTGACAAGTACGGCAGCGCAAGTTCTAGCCAAGGTGGCGAGTCATGAATCGAGGCATCGATTCGCTCCAGCTTCTTCAAGAAGTAGTTCGTCCCGCTTTGGCTAAGCTGAACGAAAAGCTGCCGAACATGACTTCCGAAAAGGCTATCGCTGCCGAGCAGATCGTCATGGGTACGGCGGCTGTAGAGTCTCGACTTGTCTGGATTCGCCAACACAACCACGGACCGGCTCGCGGTTTGTGGCAAATGGAACCTGCCACGTTCTATGACTTGCTCCTCCGATGCCCTGAACAGTTGAGGAACGCGATCCTCAAGATGTCCGTAGCGGACATTAACGATGTTGTAAGCCCTGACGAGATGTGCTGGAACTTGCGGTTCGCCGCTGCGATGTGCAGGCTAAAGTATCGAGATGACCCCCATCCGCTTCCGGAAATCGGAGACATCGCCGGGATGGAGCGCCTACATAAGCGATGCTACAATTCAATTCTTGGGGCAACACAACCGGGCCAGTTCACTCGCGCTTGGATGGATGTTATTGAACCGAGGTACAAGGAAATGTGGCAAGGATACCCGGTTTGATTGTGCATAAATGAGCAAAACGTATTTCATTGACTTCAACTCGCCTACGGCGTATCTTGCTTTGTCGGCTTTGATTGTTGTACTTGAAGCTGCTTTGAATGCCTACATGGACAATTCCTTGCGGGCTATTACTGGCGGTAAATACTACCCAGAAGGATGGAGCTGACCATGCCAAAGAGCACAACGTTTTGCAACTCACTTCTCGACCTGATCCTTCGCGGAACCGCCATTGCGGATATTGCCGACAATGACGCCACTTCGCCTGCAACAAACTTGTACATTTCGTTGCACACAGCAGATCCCGGAGTTGGAGGATCGCAACTTACCAACGAAGCCAGCTATACCGGTTATGCCCGTTTGGCCATTGACCGCACCGGAACCGGGTGGGATGCTGCCGCTGCTGGAGCGTCTGTAAATGCGTCGCTGGCTCAGTTCGCGGAATGCACCGCAGGTTCGGCTACTGTCACTCACGTTGCTATCGGCAAGGCTTCGAGCGGCGCTGGTCTTGTGCTCTATGCTGGTGCGCTTTCCGCTTCGCGAGCGATTTCGGCTGGTATTCAACCGCAGTTTGCCGACAGCGCCCTCACTGTCACCGAGGCGTAAGTGCGTCAGCCCGGCTATGCTTGCAAGGAATGCGGATCTCCCGCCCGCGTTGTCGAGGGCGGCGAGATCATGCGTTCGTGTGGACATAAAGGCACAGTTTTGGCCGGAATGAGTGGCACAGCCTATGGAGCCGGGAGTATGGCGAACGGAAACGCCTTCGAGCGAGCCGTCCATGCTGTGCTCAAGGCGCTAGGGAAGAGGAAGTAGATGGCCGGGTTCCGCAACATCCGAGAGTATGCAACGTCGATGACGGACGGCCACGTTCACACCTGCTCAGTCCGTAAGGTGCCGTCGCAAGCGTCGGTTGCTGGGTATTGGGTAGACATGTCGATGGCCGCTGGCAATCCTAAGCCAAACTATTACGCTTCATCGCCACTCGTCGCGGCTACGCTAGACGGATTTAACGGAATCTTCCATGGTGATGCCAAAACGCCAGCGAACAAAGCATTGATGGATCTTGCGCTTTGCACACCTACAGCCGGGCTTGTTGGTAAGTACAAGTTGCTTGATTATCTTCTTTACTATCCATTCATCGACTTGGACGATACCGACACACAGGCAATGGACAATTCTGTAGCGCTTCCGCGCTACACTGATGGTATAGGAGTCGAAGCGATGCTGGTATGTGTGGCCCCAACTGTTGGTGGAGGGTCATTTACTTTCGACTACATCGATACATCCGATATTCAGCGAACGAGCCCCGTAATCCCGTTCAACACGACAGCTACAAACATTGCGTCAGTAGTTACTTCGCAACCTGCCGTAGCGAACGGAGGAAATCTCTTTCTGCCGACACTTGGCGGAAAAGGTATCAAGCGGATTGTGAGTTTTACCTGTGCGTCAGTGAGCGGAGGTTTGGCTGCGCTTGTGCTCGTCAAACCGCTGTCGGGCTTGGCCGTCCGCGAGGTGTCGGTGACTGCGGAAGTTTCATATGCTTCAATGCGCTTCCCCGGCCCGCCGAGAATAGTTGACGGTGCCTACCTCAATCTCGTTATGAATTGCGCCGGTTCCGTTGCGGCTGGAACGCTTACCGGGGTCGCCCGCTTCGCTTGGAACTAGGAGACTGCCATGGGATTCACCTCTCTCGACGACCTCATCAACCAGATCACCGTAAACGGCAAGTACCTACGTCGCGAGATGGTGAAGAGTACGGCACCCGTTCACACCGCTGGCGGATGGCACGCGCTCACCGGCCTCGCGGGCAACCCGAACGCCGGGACATTCCCCGGAACCGATCTGCTCTTCCAGTCGTGTTGGGAAACGAGCGGCGACGGTACGGTAGTCATCGGACCACAGCATGGAGGCGTTGTCTCGACGGCAACGAAACACGTCCTGAACGCAGGGGCCATGATGGTTGCGGCAGCCGGCGCGCCGTGGGTGGCGAAGCTCGTCGACCTTCAGGGCTACTACCGCCTTTCCACAACCAACGTGACCGGCACCGGGTCGCGGACGCTTATCAACACGAACACCTTCACGGCGTCGTCGTCGTCGGGCCTGCTGCTCACGTATACGAACGATTTCAACACCTTCACCAAGGTCCGCTTCACGACCACGACGACGCTGCCGACCGGGCTGGCGCTCGCGACCGACTACTGGCTGGTGCGCGTCTCCGCGACCACCGCCCGCGTCGCCACTTCGCTCGCCAACGCCATAGCCGGAACCGTCATCGCCTACACCGATGGCGGAACGGGTACGCACACGCTGACGATCCAGATGCGCGCACCGTCCGGGGCGGGCGTTCAGGCGTTCTTTGTCGC